ATATTTCCACTTGCATCTGATACTAATGTACCAGCTCCGTATGTGTTTAATTGTAATGCTCCAGCAGAATCAATATTCATTGCATCAGAAGTAGATGTACCTGATGGTGCGCCTGTTTTTATTTGAAGATTTTGTACATTAAATTCTAATTGCCTTACATTGCTATTAGTAGAACCTTGATAAGCAGTTATGGTTGCTCCTCCATCTCCATTTGCACCTACTTTTAATCCACTTATAGAATTTATTCCAACATCTAGCTTTTCACTTGGAATAACACCTATTCCAATATTAGAACTATCCTCTGTAATGACAGAATCAGTCAAAGTAACCGAATTACCTGAACCTGCCCACTTGCTTATCTTGCCTCCTGTTCCGTTACCATCTAAAACAGAACTATTGTCTACCTTTTCCCATTGGTCAGTTGCTCCTTGCTCAACAAAGACTGCCCAGTCACCTACTGCCCAATCCGTTACACCATCTAAGTCAGTAGAACCAGCAACAGATACAATATAGAAATGACCAGTCGTTCCTGTGCCACTTGCTAGAGTAGGAGTGTTTGTGTTTGCGTTCCATGTTCCCTGAAATACTAGACCAGCAGGAATAGTTCCTACAACGTCTTGAACAAATGCAGTAGTCGCTACCTTAGTTGAGTCATCAGCAACCGCTTGTGTAGTTCCTATAACACCATCAGCGAGAACAGATGTAGCAGTTACATTTCCTGTCAAATCTCCTGTAACGTCTCCTGTAAGATCTCCTGTTACGTTACCTTGTAAGTTTCTGTGTACTGTAGAAGGTAAAGAAAGAGCTAAACCAGTTCCTGAAGCAGTAGTTTCTATTTGATTTGTTGTTCCTGTGACTGCAAATGTTTCTGTATTTAGGATCACCGCCCCTGTTCCTGTATCTCCTGAGAAATCTAAATCTTGGGCTAGGCTCTCTGAGCTTACAAAAGCAGTAGTTGCAATCTTAGTAGATGAATCGCCTGCTGTTTGAGTTACTGCTGTTGAATTGTCAGGTAGATTTACACCACTAGAATCTAAAGAAAAAGTCAACGACTGATTCGATGCAGCAGTTACTATCTCATTGGCAGTACCTGAAACCTGAAAAGTCTGCGTATTGAGCAAAACATTACCTGTGCTTGCATTATCACCACCAAAATCTAGGTCAGCATTCCCTGAGCTGTTATCAACATACGCTGTTGAAGCTGCCTTTGTAGAGTTGTCATTCGCTGATTGTGTGGCTACAGTCAATACTGCACTAGTAGCATCTACATTAGCACTAAATGTTGCGTTCCCTGTAATAGTAATAGCAGTCGAAGAGACAGTTAAAGGTAAATCATTACCTAAACCATCACTCAAGACTTTTAAATTGCTAGTTAGTGGTGAGTTGTCTCCTATCTTGATAAGAGCATCGTATGTATTTGCAGGCGTTTTGCCAGTTAGTGGTGTTCCCATTTATAATTGATTGTAAGTGTCGTGAATCCTATTCCATTTATTTTTCTGAAGCTCCCATACCTCGTCAGAGAATGGTATTAATGCGCTTATTGTCTGCCCAATTCCTTGTGCATGAAGGCTGCCATCACAGCAACTCTTTGAGTATGTGTTTGAATCCCAGCAAAGGCAACCTCTACTCGCTCCTTTTGGTGATACTACAGGTAGTCTTACTGCGCCTCTCATAGTAATGCTTCTTTAGCTAACATTAACAAAACTTCAGCAGCAGCATCTTCCTCAGATATCTCTTGAGCAGAAAAATCTACCTTATCTACAAAGAATCCTTCTATTGAGAAGCCTTTGACCTTGTTGGTCTTTACATAGTTATTCCAAATGTCATCGTTGTTGACCTTCATAGAAACCATCCAAGTTCCTACTGGAACATCTAAACCATAAATTCTAGACTTATCTTTTTCGTCATCCTCAACAAGCCAAGACTCAACAACGCTAAGTCCGTTAAGCTCTACCTCATGCTCTAGTGTAGACTCGTTTTGGTTGCTGTTTTGAAAAAACAACTCACTAGCCTTTCTGATCGTTTCTTTTGTAAAGTACACATAAAACTCCTCATCTCCATTTTGACGATAGATGGGTTTGTTAGGGATTAGAGCTGCGCCTAATAGTATTCGCTTCTCTTCATCTTGCTTTGCAAACTCTACCTCTTGGGATTTTAAGGCTACAAAGTTTTCTTCTATTGCTGGATTCTCTACAATACTAATGGCTTGAATGCCCATTAGCTCTTCCATCTCGTCTAAAATTAATTCTACTATCTTCATGGGAATGTTGCTGTTCTTATTCGTTGTCTATCTAATTGAGAACCTGAGAGAACCTCGCCACTAACGACATAAGCTCTTACAGGTCGGTCAAATGTTCCTGCTATACCTTCAAGTAACTGATTTGTTCCGCTTTGTCCCACAATATTAAATTGAGCAGGTTGTGTTGGAGCTGAAACAGTTGTAGATGGTGAGGTCGTAGCCTGTTGTTCAAATTTAGTGCTTTTTATTGTTGCTATCTGTGCAAGTCCTGTAGTCAAAGCAATTCCTGCCTTAACAAAGTTTGCTCCTGTCAAAGCATCTTGAGGAACTGCTAACTGAGCAGTAACTGCTGCTGCTGTATTTGCAATCGCTCCAGCAAGTTGTAATGCTTTAGTTCTTTTAAATGCCTCCTCTGCGTTAGCCTGATCACCTGCGCTTAGTGCATCATTTAAGTCAGCAAAGGCTTGTGCGCTTTGACCAGCTAATTCAAATCCAGTTTTTAAATCTTCAATTTCCATATTAAAAAGATTTATCCTTTCCTCTGAAATTGCTCTTGATTGTTCTGCGTTTGCTTTATTGTATTCTGCAAACAATAACTGTCTTTGAGCTAGAGCTTGTTCATAAGCTACTGTTTCTGTTTCTTCAAAATCGACTAAATCTTGAAGTCGTTGACTTGCATTATTTATACGCAATTCCATTGAAGCTCTATATCTGTCTCGTTCTAATTTTAATAATTGTAAATTAAAATCTCTTTTTCTTTTTAATACTTTATTGTCACCTGCAACATTAACATCTTCTAATTCAATATTTTTTTCTATGTTTTCAAGTTGCTCTTTTTCTCTGTCAATTATTGAACCTCTTAATAATAAAGATTGAGCATCATTTTCGTTTTTTAACTCTTGCAAACTAACAAATTCTTGAAGAAGTCCATTTTGATTTGCAAGCCTTTCAGAACTAACGCTTGTCGTTCTTTCATTTAACTCTTCAATTTGTAGTTGTTTTTGGGCAAGAGCAACACCATCTGAATGTTTCTTAGTTATAAATTCTCTTAATTGAGCAGCTTTTATTTGAATTTCAATTTGACCTTTTTCTAGGGAGATTTGTTCTTGAGTTAATGAAGCAATTTTGTCATTTGCTTGAAGTCTTCTTTCTATGCTTAAAGTTATGTCATCTCTTATTTGCCTTTCAACTTCAATTAACTGTTGTTGCTGTAATTGGATTCTTTGTCTTTCAACTTCTGCATCTAATGCTTTTTTCTCTAATTCTACTAACAAAGCTGCTTTATCTGCAACATCTACTATTGCTCCACCAATTCCTGATGGGCCTAAATTTGTTAATATTTGAGGAAGATTATTAATGAATCCAGTTAAAGTTAACATTGCTTGATTAACTTTGTCAATAGCAAATTGAGTCTGTTCAAAAATTCCTTTAACAATAGCAAATGCACCAGCAGCTACTACTGCTCCTTTTATATTTTTAACAAATGATTTAAGAGTGCTATCTGTTTTTTTTAGAGTTTTGCCTGACTCTTTAACTTCTTTGTCCATTTTGTCAAAGCTCTTCTTTGACTCACTACCGACATCTTCTACTGTATCTACTAAATCTTCAATAGACTTATTTAACTTCTGTATCTTGTTTTCAATACCTGAAGTATCACCCTCAATTCTTATCGTTTCAACTACTGCCATTATCTACGTTTTAAAAACTCATTCCAAGTCTGTGGAATCTTATATTTTCCTTTTGCTATTTCCACATCATGACTAATACCTTTCCATTCGTCAGATTGTAGGAGTTCTATTAAGTAACTTAAATAACTATTTTTCATACCTCATTAAGCAATTCAAATTTTACTTCATTTGTAGCCATGTTTACAGATGCTGTGTTGATAATCCATTTTTGATTATTCCAAATGATTTTGTTGTTCAGTTGCAAATTGATTATGTCACCCAAAGGCAACTTTGCTTTTACTTGATAAACCCTTCTGTTCTCATTATAAAGACCTAGTATGTAATTTGACCAGTAAGTCTGATACAGGCTTTTCCCAACACTAACTAAATAAAAAGGATCAAGGTCACCGCCAAAGTTTAAAGACAACGCTTGTCCTGTGCCTGCGCTTGTAGAGGAGACGTTTGCATACCATACCTCATCTACTTGAGTTGAGTTTCCTGCATCATCAATAAATCCAATAGGGTTTGCAGATATATTTAAAGAAAACTCACCATAAACCAATACAGGCGCACCTAAGTATGGGTTAAACTCGTTTGATGTGTTTGTGTTCTGTGTTATACTCTTGTAGACTAAGACATTTGTTAGTGCTGAATTATTAAGATTTGTTAATCTCTCAAATAAAGGATTCTCAAATGGTAACTCTAGTTTAAAATCAGGCCCATCCCAAGAGAAGTCAGAGAACAAATCTCCATATCCTGATACATTTAACCTTTGAAATTCAAATCCTAATATTTGATTAGTGTCTTTGTAAGCAAACTCAATCTGTCTATACAGAGAAGGCCTTTGTACAGATATCTCATCAACATTAATGTATTGCTGAATGTCTTGATCTGTACCAGCAGCAAACCAACTGTCTAATGTTTGAAAGGTAAAAGCTGTTTGACTTGTTGGAATAACTACTAAGTTGTGCATTTGTATAATACCTCCTAAAAAGTCTTTAACCTTTATCTCAGGTAGTAATGGACTAACTGCTAATTGAAAATTATATATTGCACCCAACGACTGATCTACCTCAAATTTTTTGTCTAAAGCAACATCAATAGCTTCATAATCTGTAACTTGATAGTTGAATTGAACTGGAGTTTGTGGCCTTATGTAAAGGTTTACTGTGTCGCCAGCTTCAAAACCAAAACCATCAAATGTTGTAGTAACTGAAGAACTTGCGTGAGCATTTATTTGAGATATTCCTACCTCTGTTCCATTTTGGAATATTGCTAATTCATAATCTACAGAGACATTTTGAACTGTTATGTTTAGCTGATAAATATTAGTTGTAACAACTGTCCAAGTGTCGGTTGTTAAATTAAACTCTGTTCCTCCACCTGTTGTTCTGTTAAAATTTACAAGCTGCCAATCAATAGCAGAAGCTGAATTAAATAAATACCCTTCATAACGATGAAGCCACAAAAACAACTTAGTAAATGGTGAAGTAGTTAAAAATGATCCGCTAAACGTCAATCCATACTTTGTAGCAATGGCATTTAATATCTTATCTACTTTCAAACAGGGTTTTAACTGATTCCAAGTTACTCCATGACTATGTGTGTTATGAAAAGCAATGTTTGATGAGCTGTGAGATGATGCTGAACTATTATAGAACCAGTTGTTCTGTGGACTCATTAATGGGTAAAACATATCACCACTATTTAAGGCATCTGAATCAAATCCTGATTGTACTGTAGTAGCATCGTAAGTGTGATCGTATGCACTTAAATCTAAATCGTAGAGATAATCCTCTCCAAACAAATCAGATAAGTTTACTAAGTCACCAAAGAATGTTAATGAATATGAGTTTGGCTCGTTGTCTTTTATCAAGACATTGTTCATCTGAATGACTCCTGTCCTAAATGGTACTGAGTTAATCTCTATCCTTGCTGCTTGTCTTAACCTAAAGTCAAATGTGTTTGCAGATGATCCGTATGATGTTGTTATCTGTGAGGCTGTAATGTCTGTCCTGTAATAGTTGTGCATTACCTCATTGTTCCAATCACTAGCAGGAACAGTAAAAGGCTGCGTAACGTCAGTAAACACCTTAGAGATATCTTGATAGTTCTGAATAGCTAGATCAATACTTATTTGCTCGTCTTGAAATAAGTCAAGCCTATAATCCCCAATGTAAATATCAATTTGATTCATTTTATTAATGGTCGCTCATTAAATGCAAAGGTGAAGATAACTGTGTAGTTGATTACTCCTACATTGACACTTTTTTGATATTCTACTGTTCCTCTTGTTGGGTTAACAGCAATCCAGCTTCCGTTTACTAGAACAGCAACTTGTTCACTCATCATTATGTCTTGGATAACATCTCCATAATTCTCATCAACCCAGCCAGTATTCATTGTGATGCTGTTTTGACTGTTTATGTTAAAATCTTCGTATTGTCCACCTTGAAGACTTACAGTTGTAAACCCATCTTGATAGATGCTTTTCTTGAATGAGCTATTTGTGAAATTACCTGCTTCTGTACTTGCTTTAAAAAATGTTATGAAGTCTGTAACACCATAGCGATTTACAAAGGCTATCTGATAAGGTGTGTATTTAGGCTCACAAGTAAGCTCATACCTTACAGTATTTATTATATTATTTGATGAATCTTTAATTACAATATCATAATAATCCCCTGTGTTGTGTTCAGAAGGGTGTAAATTTTGTACAATACCTTGATTATTCTGTAAGTTAGCTGGCCCAACACCAGCATAAATGACTTGATCTTGAGTGTTTAATGTTGTTTCATCAGGAAGATCACCGCTACCATCATTATTTACAAACTCTCCTTGTTCTCCATTATTCCAAACGATTTCAATTTTATCTAAATTGCTATTGTTATAAAGAGCTAAAGACTCATAATTAGAAGTTAAAACATATCTTTTTCTAGGCGTAGAAAGCAAAACAGATGTTACTGAAGTGTTGCTAACATTAGGCAAAGGTGACCATCCGCTTGTAGTTAAAAAAGCATCGCCTGTTGTAGCTTGCCAAATCGCAGTAACTGGAGCAGCTCCATTGTCTGAGTATGTCCATTCACCAGTTCCGTTTGTCCATAACACCTCTCCTAATGGAGATTGTGAATAGCCTAGATCATTATAAATATCAAAGTCATGCAAGAACTCTGATTTGATTAAATTGCTAACTTCAAAATTTATTACTTGATTGATAGATGTGTTTTTACTCAAGCTGTAATTGTTAGCAGATGGCACAGCAGACTTTAACCCTGACCAAACTTTTAATCCCAATGACATATAATCTAAAGTGTCATTTGTTTGTGCATTGTTTTTGCCTGTGTAAAAGATAGGACTTCTTGCCATCTTTAATGATGTAGGAACACTTTTTACTGGTACGCTCATTATTTCTTAGTTTTTCTTGTAAATGCTTGAAAATCGTCTACGTTTAATTCAAAGGCTGTTACTATCTCAGCGGGTAATTGTTGAAACGCTAGGTTGAATGGTTTTGTAAAAAACTTGGTTGGTTTTATTCCGTTGTAGTATATGCTTTTTGCTATTGCATACTGCATACTTTTTCTTTTTATAAACCTTCCTGTTTTTTTATCTCTCACCCCTGATAACCCTCTCTTGATTACCCATTGAGAAAACACACGAGATGGAGGCATCTTATTCGTATAAGCATAAGGGGTGTCGTATTTTCTTTTTGTACCACTAACACCTGAATCAAGGAACTCACCATATTTCTCCATATCTATTTCCATAGAGAATGAATTTGGCCCTGTATCTGTTTCATAGGTTATTGACTCTGATAAAGCTCCTGTTACATTGTGCTTTCTTAGATTCTTTCTTGACTGCTCTACTATTTGAGTAGCAAACCTATCTAGTACCGATTTTATGTTTTGCTCTCTTGCCATTAGCAGGTACTGATTTCTGTGTTAGGCATTAGCACATCAAACGTAGCTCCCCATCCTGCTAGTAAGTTTTCAAAGCGTTCTGTGAAAGGTGTGCATACCACATTACCATCTAATTGATACAGGTCTTTGTACAGGTCACCTCTACGAAGCTCAACGACTACAGAATTGATGACAGCCAGTTGTGTGTTTAGTATGTCCTGCTCATTGCTTATGCCAAAGAAGGGATCGTTTTGGTCACGAATGTTCTCTTTAGTTTCATCAACAACATCCATTGCCATGACTGTCAAGTTCACTCTTACAATCTGTCCTTCAAAAGATGTTTGGTTTACTATGATATGACCTAAAGGAAATATGGTTTGTTTGTTTAAGTCTACATCAAAGATGTCTCCAAAGGTTACTACGTTACATTGGCTGTTTGCAAGTAGTTGTGTTTTTATGGTTTCTGTAATTTTATAAAACTGCCTCATTTCATTTTGCTTTTGAGTATGTTGTTTTCTGTTTCGCTTTTGTGTTTTTCAAAGGATAAAAAGGTAAGACATTGTCTAGCTGATAATTTTGAGACTTCGTCAAATCTTCTAACATCTCCTTGACTAAGCGAATAGAATGTAGTGTACCATCCCCATCGTTTGGCGAATGCTCCTTGTCTGCTGAAATCTTCTTGTTCCTGCTGTTCTCCAAAGAGGTCAGGGTAGTTGTTAGCAAATCTTTTCCTAAAGTCCAAAAAAAAACCACAGCTCCCATCACTACATCCATAGGCGCATCCTTCATCAAGTGTGAGTAGTTATCAGAACTCTCATACTTTTCTATTGTATATCTCTTTCCGATCTTCCTTTTGATTGGCCTGTATAGAACTGCCATTGTCTTGTGGAGGTTTTTGACATCTGCCATGTATGTATCTAGATCAACAAACTCACCATAGGAAATGTCTTCTAATGAAGGGATGAATCCAAACTCTTTATTGTCTAATTTAAATCTTTGCGTTAGACGAGGTCTTTCTCTCATCATATTCGTTAGCTTATGAGAAACCTTAGAAACGTCTTTAAATCGAATGTTAGGCAACTCATTAAACGGAACATTGCAGAATATGTCAAGCATCTTTTTACTAATGAACTCATCATCACCATCAAGCCTAGCAAAGCGTTGATACTGACTTAGTGTGATTTCCTTTAATGAAGTGGGCACAATTACTTTGAGTTCCATCCTATAAATAACCTTTTTTGTTTATCTTATTGCATACCTTCCGTAATTGGGTTTGCTTAGTCTGTTAAAGGTAGCATATCTGACCGCATCTATGGCATGATTGAACTTGTCAATGGGTTTGTTTAATAGGTTACCGTTCTTGTCCTCTTGCCATTTGTAATTTTGAAACTCTCTAATTGTGTTGTCACTTCCTTTGGTTACATATATCTTATGACGTTTTAAGATGTCTATGCCTGCCATTATGCTATCAGCACCTTTTGCAGTAGGCTTTATGTTCCATCCAAATCTGTGAAGCTCTTCTATACTTTTAGGCTCTGCTGAGTCTGCCCATATCTCATCATATCTTGTAAGACCTAACTCTGCAAACTTATCTGATATGTCTGAATTTGTAAGCTGTGTGTGATACATCATCTCGTGAATGTATAAGTCATCACCATCCTTGTAAACCTGAACAAGAGATGTTGGATCATTCGTGAATCCAAAGTCAAGACCAAATGAAACCAACTGACCTTTGGGATCATCTACTACATTAAACTGAAACACAGTAGCTCTTGATAAACCTCTCTCACCTAATCCATAGATTCTCCAGTAATCATCATCTGTACCCTGTAACCTTTCTATCTCATCTACGATTGTTTGCTCTAGGAACGGATTGTCTTTATATGTGCTTTGTATGTATGTTACATCATCCCTTACAAGGAGCTTATCATATATCCAATGAAAAGAGTCAGATGGGTTGTAGTCAAGCCATATCTTATCAGTTGTTCTAACAAGTAATTGAAAGAAATCTTCCCACGTTAGTTCATTTGCCTCATTGCAGAATAAGAAGTCTCTTCTTGCTCCACGTTTCTTCTGTGGTTGATCTAATGATACAAACTCAAATAAGTTTCCATTAAGAGTGTAGGTGTAGTCAGATTTATTATGGTCTGTCTCTGAATATAAGTCTAAGTTGTTTAGTATCTCAAAGAAATCCCTGTACGCTGTCATTTTAAGCGATGGGAGTGACTTTCTTACAATAGTGAATACTTTGCCTTTGTGCTTAAATGCTTTGACGATCAGGAGCTGCAACAAAGAATATGTTTTACCACTTCTTGTTCCTCCTTGATTGATTACAATTTTGCTTTCCGCTTGCCAGTTCTTAATGAATAATGGCCCATAATTAATCTCTAGAGTCGACAAAATTTAATTTTATTTCGGTGATACCTTCTTCAGCTTCTAGTTTGTTTTCAACTCTTGCAAGTTTAGGAGTTGTATACTCCCCTAATTTACAAATAATATCTAAAGCTGACTTAGGATCATCTGCTGCTACATCTGATAGCCATAAAGTCATATTGTCTAGGTTACCCTCTATGAGTTTTTGAAATGCTTCTCTTATGTTGTTTGTGACCTTGTTTGGAGTTCCAACAGGTCTACCACTATTCCCTTTAGTAAATCTTCCTTTATTGTCTTTTTCCATTTCCGTAGATTTCCGTTCTTATCGGTTTCTCTCAAGTAACTTTTTATTGTGAATATCTTGCAACCAGTCTCTGTAATCTTTTTTATCTCCGTAAATATAATGACAATTTCTGCATAGTGCCATTAGGTTTTCTATCGTGTCAGCTTGTTTGCTTCCACCCATTCCTCTTGATTGTATGTGGTGAATGTCTACTGCCTGACCTCCGCAATGTTCACAGGCGATAAAGTCAGTAATATCGTAACCCATCTCTTTAAGGTAGAGTTTGGTGTGTTTCTTCATATTCCGCAATAACCAGAATCACATTCGTTAAAGTCATTATCAAAGAGTTTTATTTGTTTTTTATATTTTATAATATCTCTATAATTGACATCACTTCTAAATGTTCCTTTATTATTTTCTTCAGTCTTTGCAAACCATTCCATCTTCTTAGGTTGTTTGGTATTTATATGGGATAGAAGTAGAGGACTCCTCCACCAACATCCAACACAGTTATTCATATATGCAAATCTAACTTCTTTATCTTGCCAATACTTTTCTATATGATCTTTGTAAATGTTTGAAGTTATTAAAGGGAAAGAGGGTTTACAATATTCAATTGTTTTCCATTTATTTTGAGTCTTAGTTTTTGTTTTACCTACAACTATTTTAACCTCAGTCATACCATTGACATTTACTTTTTCCATCATACGCTTGGCTCTTTGTTTTTCGTTAGCTCTATATCCAAAACGCATTTCAACATCTTCCTTAATGTTTTTATATCTCCATTCTGCAATTGGTTTTGTTTTCATTTCCGTAGTACAAAATCTTTTTATTTTGTTTGGTAGATATCCACTTGCGTTTTTTATTACCTGATCAAACGAAGGGCCAGACACCCAAGTAATCTCTCTTCCTGTATATTGCTCAAGGTCTAACATAGTATAAATAATCATATCATCTTCGGCAGTTGCAATAAACGGAGCTTGTATTTTATCTTCTACCTGTTGACGTATTTTTTTATCTGGAAACTTGCAATTATTATCTTCTATTCTAACCAGAGAAAATATATCATAATCGGCAGGGTAATGAACCGCTATATAGCTTGAAGTCTTCCCTCCTGATAATGAGTTTATGGTTGTCATTTATATATACTTTTTCCCTTTAAGCAAATCTTGTAAGATGTATTTGTGAGTGGGTGCTAATTCCAACGTATCGATTATCCATTTGATATAGTCTTTTGAAACATCGTTTATGTGTTTTCTTTTATACTTTCCAAACTTTAATTTACCATCACTTAATCCAAAAGGTTCTGATTTTCTTGCGTTAGGATTTTCGTGGTTTTGTATCCCTCTCCTGTTCTCGCTCCTTAGTGTTCTTTTATTGGTTGTCATTTATTGACTTGCCTCTCTATCCATTTACGATACATCAAAGCTGCCATTGCTAGTCTCTGAGGTTTGTATTTGTATTTGACTATGAGTTGAGCCATTGCAATCCTGATAAAGTCTTCTCTCATGTTAATGTCATTCTTAAAGTGTAGGAGTCAATGTCATTATGGTTAACAAAAAATTCTTTGTATCTCTCTAATCCTTCTTTTAGTTTCTTATAACCCTTGTTTATGAATGACTGCTCCATTCCTATGATTCCAATGTCTAGTGTGTTTTTGTCTACTGCTATGAAGTGAAAGTTAGAGAATGGTACATTAAACAGCTCTGTGTAAATGAATGCCTGTACGTCATATCCATATTTGTCTGCCGACCATTCAAATTTATTTAGGTCTTGAGTAGTCTTTAAGTCTGCGATGAAATTGTGTTTGGCATCATATATGTCGGCTTTACCTCTGAAAGCATAACCCTCTAACATATCTATCGCTGGAACTTCAAAATCACAACCTCCTATCATTGATAAAACGTGTTCATTCCTTAATACAGCATCTACGATCCTCATGTTTTGGTCGTGTTCTTTTGCTGTTAATACGATTTTACTGGATTTTGCCTTTGCTTCTTTGTAGGCCTTAGAGGCCCTGCTTTGCACATTGACTATATGAAACCTTTCCTCTATTAGATGTGGCTCTAGAACCATTGTGTGGATGAAGTTGCCTATCTCTAAAGCTGGAGAGCTTGTTTGTTGTCCGTATTGTGTTACGAATTTGTATGTCTTAGGACTCTGATTTAAGAGCTTTATACTTGATGAACTCATCGCTGCTGATCCTAGATGACCATAATAAAAGTCATCATCATACATTTTTTTGATTAGAGCATCTCTATCCCAAGTATCTCCATTTAATAATTTTATCATTTGAATAAAAATTTACATTTTTCTGCTACTGCTTGAACTACATTTACTGTTACTGCGTTTCCACACATCTTGTACCTTTGAGAATCTGATATAGGGCCCTTTACACCTTCTTGTGTCCAGTTGTCAGGGAAACCTTGTAATCGTTCACATTCAATAGGAGTCAATCTTCTTATTTTATCTGTATAAACTGCTTGATTGCCAGCTGTGTCTAGTGTTAGTGCTTTGCCCTTACCTACTCTGCCTCTTCTTTTTTTTGAATTTATAAAAGAATAATTAATACTGTCTCCTTTAGTTGCTTTTTCATAACCTTTTTGGGTTGCTGATTTTACTAAGATTTCATTAGACTTTAAAGTCAGAGTAGGACTATTATTATCTTTTCTCCACCTAAACCCTTCATCATATCTAAAATCTCCTATTTGTTGTGAAATTTTGTTACGTTCCATAATGTAACTTCCTTGACTTGTTGAAGCTCTGTATCTTGTTGTGAGTGTAACGGAATTTGGGTTGGAGATTGATTTATTAATCTGTTTATTGTTTTCTGAGATAGGGAATACTTGTCCTCCACTTCTGTCTCCAATATATCCAACAAGGTAGACTCTCTCTCGATTTTGGGGTAAAAACCAACTTGAGTTAAGCAATTGCCATTCACATCTATAACCCCCAATGTTGGCAAAGGCTTGGATAATTGCCCAAAAGTCTTCGCCAGAGTTTGAGGAGAAAGTTCCTTTAACATTTTCCCATATAAAAAGACGTGGTCTGCATTCGCTGATGAGTCGAATCGCTTCACTAATAAGGGAGCTTCTATCTCCTTGCATGCCTCTACGCCTTCCAGCCAAGCTAAAGTCCTGACAAGGCGAGCCGAAAGTGATGAGATCAATTTTTGGTAAGTCTTTTCCTTGAATATCTGTAACTGATCCGACATATTTACTATTTTTAAAATTATTTTTATATACGTCTATCGCGTATTTGTCAATCTCTGAAAAGTAAGATTCTATTTCATATCCTGCTTTTTCAAACCCTAGATGAAAACCACCTATTCCACTAAACAAATCTAATTGTGTAAGTTTCATAATATGTCCATAGTATCATGAGCAATAACTAAGAAGCCTACTTGATCTGTAGCTTTCTTTTGAATGTCATAAATATCGCCTTCATCTGTTCCTTGTGGGAATACAACCTTTGAACCTTTTTCTACTAGGTATTCATTGACCTCATGCAACCAGTTAAAAGTTTCAATGTTTTCTCCGTTAACAGTTAAATGGCCTCTGTAGAACCTTCCTGCGTTTTCTGTGTATGCTACCTCTAAACGTATCATAAACCAAATATATGTTTAATTAATGCAGTACCAGCAAGAGGTAATAAAAATACTAGACACATCAAAATGCTTGCGACTAGATATGCGATGTAGTGTTGTAGTGTTAGTTTCTTTTTCATTAGCTTATATATTCAACAGGATAATTTTCATATATAACATCTTTATCTTCATCATAATATTCATCGTATTCTACCTCCCATTCCATGACAGGTTTACCATAGACTCCATAAGACTTTGATGCAGTTGCAAGCCATTTGTTACAACTAGAACATAATACTTCTGTTCCTTCTGAAACAGATTCAGGATTAGGCAATGTGTGTACTGGACTTTTATCGCACACATTACATTTGATTTTAATTTTCATTAGAATAGTTTTATAATTGAACTCTTCTAAGATAACAATTATTTCTTTATTCCCAACAAAAAATGTTAAAAATTTATAGTAAGCCTAGTTTTTTTAGCTTACTGCCTGCCCAACGCTTGCCTGCAAGACCTCCCCATAATAGAAAAGAGATAGTACCACAAGCACTTGTATCACCTTCGTCATAGTATTCTTCTGCTCGTGACAGGTATGAATACATTCTTTTGATTGTCTTTACGCTTATGGGTTTCTTTTGTGCGAGCTGTTGCGCTCTTACCTTACCTACGCCTGTGGCGCATTTATTCTCATACTTTTTGTTTAGCTCAATGCCTCTCTTTGCGTTATTAGATACAGAGTCAGGATAATCTGAAAAAGATTCAAGTTCTAAATTTGTTCCTTTTTTCCATTGAGTGATACATATTGCCATTCGTTGCTTGGGATCAGGAAACTCTCCTTTCATCTCTTCCATGCAGCGTGGAATAAAGTCTGATTCTTTTTCGTTGTTTGGTTTAGATAGTGGCATACCTAAGTAATTTAAATGATTTTAATTCTTGCAAATCTGTTAGGTGTATTTTGGTCAACACATCTTTTCTCTGATCTCTTTGATAAAGTTTCCTGTAGGCATTTTCTTTGGTTACAAACTCTGAATCAACATTTACAACACACCACTCTTTGAGTTCTTCCCTACGCACGACACAAAAACCACCTTCCTCTGCTATGTCAAATGCAATAAATTCTGCTTCGCCATGTAGCCATCCAGTTTTACCTCTGACGTTTTGAAACTCTACCCAAATAGTTTTAGGATGGCGATTACCTTTAACATCTACACCATACCAATCCCCTCTGCGTTTTACCCAATAATCAATATGAGAATAGATATCTTCTTTGACTGTTGCTTTTTTTACTTCATATCCTACTTTTTCGCAGGCTTCAATAAATCTCTTTTCAGATAAGTCTCCTTGTTGCTTTGAATATCTCCTTCTGCTATTCGTCACCATAGGTGTCAAATATTTGCTTCAGTTGATCAATACGAGATTGTAAACAAGAACCGCAACTTGTTGTCTGTACGTTTTTGTGAAAGACTCTGTTGAAGATTTTATTTATAACCTCTTGCTCTTCTGCTATGATTAGATTTTTAGGCAGAACCACTTCAAGGAAATCGTATTCTTCCTTGACTAAACACTCAGGTTGTCTGTATCTGAATATCTCGTTTAGCTTTTCCTTTCTCTTATCACAACCACAGTCAATTCCTGTTGCATCTACAAACGCATCAACTGCTGCTTTTATACCAGTTGCCTTTGTTATCTTCTCTATCGTATCTCCTAAGCCTTTACTTCTTTGCTTTTTTGTAGATTTCGTAGCTTTTTTCTTGCCTTTGTTTGATTTTTTTTCTTCCATTGTCTAATGTATTCCAAATTGAACGCTCACTAATTTTTGTTTCTTCCGATAATTTTTTTATCGTCATGTCCGTATTATGGTACAACTTAAATAATTTAGTATCGTACCAATGCCACGTTTCGACTTCTGCCCACAGGTCATCAATTAAGTTTCTATGAGCTTCTTCAAATTCATAATTCACATCTTCCATCTCCCCATCTAGCTCATTTAACTCTTCAATGTGTAAAGCTGCCAAATAAGATAATGATTTTTTGGATGAAAAGAATAAATTTCTTAATACAACAAACACAAAATAAGTGTTTACCTCTGTTTCGTTGTACATAATTCTTTCAGGGTTGTCAACATACTTGTACATTCTCAAGTACATCTCTTGAACAAGGTCTTCTGCTTCATGTGTGTCCGTACCAAACGACCTAGCCATTTTAAGCCATTCCTCGTGTCGTTGTGATAGCAGATCTAGTATCACCACACAATTTGTAAAATGAATAGTCCTAGTCCTATTTGTATTTCCTTTCTGCTTCCTAATATCTCAAGGTCATCGTATTCGCTCTCACCCCCTGAGAAATCAAGATAATTGAGTCCAACCATAAAACCTAGAATGGGGATGAGGCGAATACTGTAATTCATAAGACCTTTATTATATTTTCATACTTTACCTTGTACGTTGTTAAATCTTCTATTGTTTTTTCTTGGAGTCTTATTTTTTCTTTTAGCTCTTTTATTGATGACAAAAGTAAATCAACATTTAAATTTTCATCTTCATCAATAAATTGATTTTTAACTTCTAAAGCCTTATCATAGATTTTTTTGTAATCATCATACTTAATGTTTGATTCATGAGTTTTACAATAGTAAATAATTGACGAGTGATCCCTGTGTAGAACAGCACCAAGATCAATGACTCTTGAAATAGGTCTAAAAGCATTTGCAAAAGCTGCTCTTAAATATACGTTCTCACGTTTCCTGTTTAAATTATTTGCATCTTTAAAAAAAGAGTTCTTGGCTAGTATGAGTTTGTTTATGTCCATCGTATATCGTCTGTATCAAATTTAGCATTTATTTCTTTAAGTGAAAAATTCCATTTGCCTCTGTGTGATCTCACCACAATAAATGACATTTCTTTAAACTTATCGCAAGGTTGTAAAGGCTTACAATCACACTTACCGCAGTAATATGTTGATCGTGATATGACTGTAAAATTTTCACCAGTCTTTACAGCTTGAAAAGTGTCTTTAGGTTGTATGTTTCTAAATATTTTCTGCTGCATTGTCTAGTGCTTTTTCGTAGTTGCTTATTCTTTCTTTTAAATCTCTGTTTTCTAGTTTTAGTTTTGCTAGGTCTAGACTTCTCTCTTGAATTTTACTGTTTGCAGTCCTTTCATAATCCATAAAATATTCCAAACATCTCATCACATCAGTTAGCTGAATTACTTGATTGATTATCTCGTTTTGAATTTCTAAATTTTTCTCTTGCATAGCGCAATCGTTCAACCAAACCAAATGGTCACCAAACAAGATGAGCTTTTCTCTTATGTGTAATTCGTTAAAGGAGCTGTCAAAAGGGAACATCTGTATCTGATTTTGATTTAGGTAAATTTATCAAAGTTTTTTGACCTACAAAATAACCAACATTTCCTTTCATTGATTGTATTCGTACTGGACTTTCTAAAGGAGTAGGTCTACCTCCTGATTCCATATCTTTTACTTTTCTTATGTGTATATCTGTATAAACCCAGTCAGTTTCGTGCTGCGTGTATCTATGTACACATATTAATTCATCGGCCCTATTGACAAACTTTCCGCCTCCTTCTATGTCAGATGCCATTGGAGGAATTGGATGGCCCTCATAAGGATGTCCTTTGTAATGTATTTTTCTCAACGCTTCTGTATTTGGATGACAACAAAGTATCAATGTAGCATTTAAATTCTTGCAAAACAATCTCATGTGAGATGTTGCCTCGTAATGATATTCGTGTGATGATATCTTTCCTAACTTCTTTTGATTTATAGTCATTGAGTTATATGGATCAATCATAGAGCCTTCAAATGGCCATTCGTCATAAATGTCTTGCATTGTTTCCAACAAATCAAAAACATCATATAGTTTGTCAGGATCAATAAACTGAAAGTGTCCTTGTATGTAATCATAATGCCTTGCAAACTCCGAGTCATCAATGTATTTAATCTGCTTACCACATAAAAACTCTAGTAGCTTTCTCTGTAATGTTTTTACATCGTTCTCTGAAGAGTAGATCAACCACTTTGTTCCGTTGTTCTGAGTGTGCATTAACATCAGATAAATCATTGTGTGAGTCTTTCCAACATTAGCATGACCTGTACATATTACAAAATTGCCTCGCTTGAATCTCAAATAGTCATCAATTTCAACATGACCGAATTTTGATGATTCAGGAATCAAACCTTTTTTGGCTTTTTGGAGATAGTCGAATACCTCTCCACTTTTTGCAAGTGCAGGATGTGTTGGCATAGTAAATGTAAAGAAAAGAAAAAAACCCTACCGAAGTAGGGCTTTAATTAAAATGGTAAATTGTCGGCAGAGCCTTCAGACTCAAAGTGGTCTTTGTAGGTGTTAACCTTGACCTCTCCAGTTAATACAGGAAGGTACTTATCAACAAAGTCAGAAATGTTTTTGATATCTAGCTTGCTAGAAGCTACCAAATCAACTGCTCCTTTAAATACAACAGCTCTTGCAATCTGTTCAGACTTGTCGTTACCTGATCCTGAACTATTAGAACTAGTGTTTGAGTTTTGATATGGTGTTTGGTCTTTCTGTATCCTAATACCACCACCGCTTTTTTTCGTGTATTCTACTTCGTCTCCTACTTTGTAGTAAGGCGTTGTGGACTTTGCTAAGGCTTTTCCTCCACCGCCATCATCAAATTGAACATTTAAAATATGGAACTCTTTCCACATTTCTCCTGTGTCAGCTATACTTATAATTTTTGCCATTGTGTTTTAATATTTAGTAAAAATGTAATTTAATTGTTGCTCATCCTCTTTGGATTTTTCATCATGCAACTTCTTTGGGTTTTTTAGATGCAACTTCTCAAGAAATGTATTACGCTTTCTTAGCGCAACAATTCTTGCCTGTTGGTATTCTATTAAGGCATCCTTGCCCTCGTGTGATAATGTCATTTGAATTAATTTTATGATTGAACACTACAATAGTAGTCATAAAATTTTTATGAAACAAGTCCTCTGTAAAAAACTTTAGATGTATTTTTTTCAAGATTAGGATTGTATTCCATAGTTAACTTAGGAACAAACTCCTTTGTATCGTCAGGAATACCTCCCCAGTCTTTAAAAGCATCTAACGCAAACTTAGCAACCATTATGCAGTTGTCTATGTCATACCTTAGATTCGTTTCTACCTTGACTGTAATTGATTTAAATTTTATTTTATCGTACTTGTTGAGTTGCTCAAGTATTTCCGCAGAAAACTTATCTTTTGCTTTCTTGCGAATGATCCAATGCTTGGAAGCATAGAACATATTTAGTGAAGTTACCTTTCCAACTTCAATTTCGATAACCGCATGATTCGGCAAAGTGGGGATCAATTTTATTTATTTCAGATAATATTTGTTGCTCTTTCTCTTTTGCATCAATTCTTGCTTTACTGTTATTTGCACAGTTAGCAAATGTCAATGCAGCTTCTTTTAATAAGAAATCAATTTTTCTCCTCTTCGCTTTGTTCGTATAATATTGCCATTCCATCTTGTCTGTCTGTTTTAGTTGATGAAGCGTGGTGACTCTTGAAGTATTCAAAGTGATTTTTATTTTTAGATTGTTGATGTTCTAGTTCTTTTTCCAAATGCGCTATTGCTTTTTGGATGTCTTGAGTCATTGGATTATTTGACTTATTTCCTGCTCTTAACAAGTAAGTAATCGCAGTTCCTAAATTATAGTTATTTTCTTGAAAATCTAGGACAACGTCAAACGCTTCAATTTTCTTATATTTTCCAACGTAGTATTTCGGAGTTTTCCTCATCTACTACAAAACTAGGTAATTCATCCCAATATAAAAAATACCATTCTTCTTTCATAAATAACTACTAACTACTAATTACTAACTAATTAACTAATAATAATAACTAATAATAACTAATAGATAGTAATAATAATACTAACTAATTAGTAAAAAATATTAATTAATTTTTACACTACCAAATAAACTTTAAAAAAAAGCAATAATTTCTTTAAGGCGTTTTTATTTCATCTAAGGCATTTAATTTATGTCAACCATACAAACATACCACACACAGGGTAATATGCTATTAGAATGCTTTAAAATGGTCTTAAAAGACCTTTCCTACAACTTCCTTAACTATGACCAAAAGAAATAGTATTGAAATACCTAGTCCAGCATAAAATTCCCAACCTCGTCTTTTTTCTACTATTTTTTGGTTGACAATCTTTATTTTTTCTACTCTTACAGTATCTGTTGGGCATTCTGCATTAACAAAAACCCTTTCACCTTCTAGCCACTTTACTTCTACCTTTACCCTGTCTTGGTAAATTATTGTGTCCTTTTGGACTGTTAGCGTGTCGTGAAGAGTTCTTTCCTTTGTGATTACAACTGTGTCCTGTACAGTTACACTCTGCTGGGTATGTTGAGCAATACCGCACCCACTAACTACCACAAGAGTCACAATCATCAGGACTATCAATGTTGCAACTTGTGTTTTTAGTTTTATTTTCCAATTCATTTATAAAATCTTCAAAAGTTGAGGTATTTTGTTCTGCCATTTCGTTTTACTGCTTTTAAAATTTGATTTCTATTTTTACCATAATTGTAGGAAACATGAATCCATGCTGGCCCATCACTATCAAGTGACTCATTTTCGTCACCAAATTCCCAAATTAATTGGTCAAATATCAAATTTTCTTTAATCCAATGAAAAACTTTAGACCTATCTTGTTTAAAATAAATATCTGCTGCTGCGCCATTTAAACAACAATGCTGAGAGGTTGATGAGCTACCACCGATTGAAGCATTTAATTTTGGACTTCTATATCCTGAATTAATTATTACAGGCCCAAACTCATTGCGTACAGGTTGCAATACCTTCTCACATAGCTCAACTAAAAATTCTATTTGAGCCTCATTAGGCGTGTTGTCAAGACCTATCGACTTTGCTGTGGTACTACGAGTCATCTCAGCTAAAGAAAAGTTCTTAGATAGCTTCATTTACTTAGTATTTATTAATTACGCTCTGAATGTCCTGTGTTGATGTGTGTATTTGCATATCTAATCCTGCTGTCCACCGACTGACTTCTTTATTGTTTAAGAATAGAATTAACGTAGGTACATTTTTAATTGCCATATCTTTTCTTTGATTAGGACTTGTTTCAATGCAAACTCTGTTTTTGCTTACTCCTGATAATAAATCAAAGCCTTTGTAAGCGTTTTTTAAATTAAAAGGAGCGTTGTACTCTATAATTAACAAATCCTTGTTTAAGTCTTTTTCTAAATCTTTATTTGTGGTCTGAAAAATAAACCCAAATGAAATCAGTAGAATAGACAGAAACTGTCTCATCTTGAAATTTTAATTTCATACAAGCGATCTTCAATGCGATTCATCTGCAATTTTATATCATGTATCTCCTTCTTGACCACTTCTATTTTTTCCTTTGTATCAATTACAGATTCTCTTACCAGCTCATCTTTGAGTTCAAATTCTGTTCGAGAAATAGTTTGAACAGGAAGCTCTTTAGCTTCTTGAATCTGAGCATCGAGACGATAATAGAGACCAACAAACGAGGCGATGCCTATTGCAATAGCAATTAAACTTTTAACAGTTAGACCAAACGTAGTCTCTTCACCTAAAATAGATAAATTTCTTTTTGTTACGCTATCAATGATGTTGTCTAGCTTACCTTCAGTTTGAGCTTTGTCTTTCATTTTTTACAGTCGCAGGGTTTTTTGTTAGATGGGAAAATGTTTTCTGCTGAAGCGATTCCGAATGAGCCAAGCGTAATAATTACGAAGGCTTGAAATATTGTATCACTAACAATTAACTCTTTGCCATAAATCCCTGTAACGAGATCAATACCTGCAAATAATACCAATACGAAGAAACTACAAGCTCCAATAATTACTTTCTCATTCCAGTCGTTGTTGTCTTTAAAAATTTCTATAAAACTCATTTTTTCTTTTTATTTAAGAATGTTTTTAATTTATTTTGATTTTCTAGTTTTGGCCTGTAAGTCTTTTTACAAGTTCCAACCTGTGTTTTGTACTGTGTAGTCAGGGTAGACATCGCTTTGATTGTTAGTTGTATATTCAGGAAAAAGATTTTGATTGTAAATCATATAATCTGTAAATCTCTCTGTGTAATAATCTGCTAACTTGCGAGATTTTTCAATTAAATAATCTACTTCTAACTTGTCAACACTTACAGATGTTTCTGAAGTATGCTTGTAAACGCCTCCGTTGCCTACTGTATAAGCAGCGAATGGAAGGTATTCCACCATTGCATATTGGATAAGCATTGGCTGTAAATAATCAGTAACTAATTTTAAGTAATTAGGATTGTCAGCCACAGTAAGTGTGTTATTGATAATCATATTACTGATTGCATCATACAACTTTGTTCCTGTAAAGTTCTGAATGTGTATAGTCTGCGAAATGTTTATAAACTGTATAAAACGGTCAACATCTAAGTTCCCTGAAATCAGCGTGTTTCGTACTAAATCTTCTCTTGATATAAATAATGCTGTTGCCATAGTTTATCTTGGGTTTACAAATCCTTCATTTGGCATATCAATTGGCCTTTTTGCTACTTTAGGATCATTGGTAACAATTTTAGCTCCTTCTCTTTTTGCCTTATTTACTCCTACTTCTGCTTTTGGACTTTTAGCATCTACATTCTTTGCGCCTTCTTTAGCCATATAGACTTGCCGCATCCAAAAATGATGACAAGCCCCTCCACCTTTGTAGAACCATATTGAGTAGCCTTCTGACTGCTTGCCTTTTTCTGCCCAGCCATAGTTAAGCTGAACACTATTCATTGAGACAATATCTTCCTTACGATATATCTTCTTAGCATTGACCATCATACGACAGAAATCTCTTGTGTTTTCTTGAAGCCCTCCAGTATATTGATATCTCACTTTGTATGGTCTGCCATCAGGAGTGATTCCATCCTGTACACTCTTAGCGTTTGGTCGAGCTGTGCCTGTAGATGCAAAACTATACATCTTATCGATTGCAGCTTCATGTTCGTAATCAACAGCAGACTCTTCAATAAGCTCCCACTCGTTTAAATCTATATCTTCACCAAGCTCACTTAAAGATTCATAGATTTTACCATATTCATCATCGTCTAAGGCTTTAATATCATCGTGACTATAGCAAGGCATATAGAAAATAATTCCATCCTCTTCGTGTTCGTGATATCCCTGACATCCTTTTGCAGATGCAGCAGCTTCTGCTTCTTCTTTTGTGTTGTAAACCTTTTGACCATCAATCTCTTTTAGCTTAACATCTTCGCTGTTGTTGATTGGAATGCAATTAGGAACTTTTCTTCCATTCTTGATTTTCATTCCATATTGCTCATAGCCTGATTGACAAGGTTTTTTCAAGTCTACTGAGTTTAATTTAACACCTGTCTCTTGCTCTCTTGTCTCTTGGTCAACAACTACATTCTCTTTGAAAGAGAGTGGCTGTAAAGTGATGAAATAAAGGTTTAGAGCGATCTCATTGTAAGCAAGTATCTCATCACAAGCATCAAGAATTGTTTCTTGCATAGGAGCAATGACAGTATTCTCAAAAAGCTCACTTGCTGTTTTTAATTCTTCTGCGTTGTTTCCTAACCCTGTTTGATCTTTAATTCCTAAAAGCATAGGAGATGTAACCCTGTGACCTACCATTAGCTTTTTAGATGCTTCATCTGACAAGAACTGATACTGGTCTGCTGCATCAGATAAACTTACTGGAGTAACATCAGCAGCCATCTCCTTAGAGTCGTTGAAAGCTAAAATAAAACGACCAGCATTAGATGTGCCTGCAAACTTTTGCGCTATGCGTTGCTCTATCTCATACCTTGCATTCTCATCAGGAACTCCATTATTGAAGTTTATGAGCATAGATGGACTAAAATTATTCTGAACTACATTGATGTAATAGTTTGCTATCTCTTCTTCTACAGATGCAAATGGTAGTGAACCACTATAGTCGACTGGAGAATAATAGTGATAGCCTGCACGATAAGGTCTAATGTATAGAATCTCAATACCATCCTTAGAGAAACCAAAAGCAGGAATCCTCATAGGAGTCTCTTTTTTCATTTTTACATCGTGCCAATTTTTAGCATAGTAATACCCCTCAATATCTCCCTCTTCATTGCATTTTTCAGCTCTTAGGCTTTCGATAGGTATATGGTGAACCTCTGTGATTCGTGAGTGATCCTTAGAATAGATGACTTGAAATGCTGCTTGGCCCATCATCTTAAAATCAGAACAAACTCTTCTCATTGTCTTTGGCTGAAACAATGACTTCATTTGAGCATATTGTTCAGGTCTTTTGTTGCTGTCTGAAGCATCTATACCTTTTCCATAAATAAGCTCTGACATTCCATTAATTATAGCGTTGTTGGTCGCTGATCCGTTGTAACGCTCAATCAAATAATCGAAGTACATATTGTCCTCGCCATAGGCAATCCAATCCTCGCCTCTCTGCTCTTTTACTACTGGCGTAGTGTAACCTGATAAGTTTACTATTCTAATATCGCTCATGGTACTATTATAAATTCGTTAGTGTTTGAATTTTCCTCTTTATACACACCCTCGTTGACAGTATATTTTGGATAATCCGTTTGTGAAGTTACAAAAACTCTATCACGATAAATTAAATTATTCCCATCAAACACTTTCAGCCCATAGAACCTAGCATCTACAACAGTAAAAACTCCTGTCATAGTCATAAAACCATTAGCAGAAGAAACAGTAACTGTTGGCGTTGCTGTTGTATTTGTAGACTCATCAATCAATTTAACAGTTACCGCATTCGGAAATGAACGTGGAATGATAATAATGTTTTGATTGCCTGTTGATACTTGTAATATGTGCATCGTAATTAAGTAACTAAAAAACCAAAGTTTATTGCAAAAGAAAAGAGGCATAAAGCCTCTCCCCTAAAACCAACACAATAAATTCTAACTATTATGAGTTTGTTCCTACAACAATCGTATCTGTTGCACTAGACATTCCTGCGTATGGGCTTGCATCTGTCGCACCGCTAATGAAGTTAGCAGGCAATTTCTCTTGCGCCACCAATGTCATTGTGTAACCACTTAAATCTCCCATTGCAGTTCCAGTTGAGATTGTTCCAGCAGAAGCATCAGCTCCGTTTTCTAATCCCATCAAGAAAGCATTTCCGTTGTAATCAACAACTACTACTTGAGGTCTGCCATAAGCTAATAATTTTAGCTGCTTATTGTCTTCTTTGCTTAACTTGGTTAAGGTAAGTGTTAGTGTCTGCTCATAGAACGTAGTTCCAGTAGCACGAGAAACATTTACAGCCTGCTCAAAAGAAGAGTCTCCTTTAAGATCATACTTGTAAGCATTAAAAGTTCCACTCATATCTGAAACCTCGTCATCTGCGCTTAAAGTAACTGTTCCAATGTCTCCATAATTTGTAAAGTAGACTGCTGTTATGCCTCCTACTACATCCTTACATGGTAAGGCCCTTCCTGCTGATAAATCACACGCCATTTTTTGATAGTATAAAAAAAGGGGATAGGGAATAAACCCACATCCCCCTTTTGGTTAATTTAATAATTTTATGAGTACAATACAGTATCAGCTCCAATTCCGAAATTACATCCAGCGAAGAACCTCATAATTACTCTAATGTTGTCTGATCCATCAAGGTCAGCCATGTCTAGGACACGAACTTCATTTTGATCTGACTGTAAACCTGTTCCGAAGAAAAGATTGCTTTTTTCTGCCATTACCATGTGATTTGCAGGTAAACCATTTACCATCTCAACACGAATGCCATCGAAAGATAAAGTCTGCTCTCTTCCTGCCCACATTGTACCTTGTGCAAGGTAACCATTTGATCCAGTTGCAGCATATCCACCTAAAGCTCTTACATAAGCCTTAGCAACATTTTGTGAAACGTAAAGGATTAAGTCTTCCTTACCATATAAAGCAGCAGGAGTAGCATCAACTACCTTACCCATTTCTGCAATTACATTAGCGGAATCAACACCACCACCGACAGCAGCAACGTCATTAACTGTTGCATCAGCAGTCATCAAAGAAACAAGTCCTGCGAACTGTCCGCTTGTAGCAGCGTTACCATTCCAAATGTTCTGCTCGATTCGCTGTGCAGTCTTTCCACCTGCGTAAGCAATCAAGTAATCAGAAAAAGAAGCAGGTAATCCATCATAAGCAGAAGAACCCATTTGACCACCCATCCAAGTTGCGTAGAAGTCTTTCTTGCAAAGCTGAAGGTTAACCTGAAAAGGCTCAACCTCAAGAACTCTGTCTGAAAGAGTTAAAGTTGATGTAGGAGTGAAGTCACAAGTTGCATCTTTAACGATGTCATCTAGATTGACAGTCTGTAAAGTAGTCTTGAAATTGACATTTGGAAGAACCTCAATGAGATTTTTCGATAAAGTATCCGCAGATAGAAGACTAGCTGAGATATATTTGGAGGCGAAATCTCCAACATAGTTTGTAGTAATAGTGGTCGTTGTGGCCATTTTTAGATTATTTATTTAAGTGATTAAGAACTCTCTGAAATGAAGTTAGTGGCCCTCTTTGAGTTTCACTTACATTCGCTTTTTGAGCATTTTCGGGATTGTGTTTGATAGGCTTAGTTGCTGACTCAGCAGACAACTCTTGGTTTTTAGCTTTCAACTCTTCAATTTGAGATGATGCCTCAACCTTATCTCTCTTTAGGTCAGCTATAGCATCCTCCAAGTTTTGGATTCTCTTTTCCATGCCTTCCCAATCTCCAACGTCAGCCATTTTTTCTTCCTTTTCTTCTTTCTCAGAAAAATGCTTTTCAGTAGTTTGAGATTCAATAACTTTCTTAGGAGTTTCCTCCTTAGTAGATTCTTCTGAAGCCTCAACCTCAACTTCCTCAACAGGAACTTTGACTTCAACTTCTTCTTCTTTCTTTACGTCTATGCGATCAATTATGCCTTCTTCAGAAATGACAATAACTCTGCCATCTTCTAAAGCATAATCTCCAACTGGTACAGCTATACGAGCTTCATCAGTTACAATAAAGATTTCGTTACCACCTTCAAACTTCTCAGCCTCAAAGATAGTCCCGTTCTCAAGAGTCATTCGCTCTAGTTTAACCTCGACTGAAGACATATCAGTCATAAGTTTTTTAAGTATTTCGGTTGCTTTCATAAGTATCTAAATAATTAATAAAAAAAATAAATCACATTTTCAAGCAAGTAAGCATTTTTACTCGCCATCCTCTGCTTCTGTAAACTCTCCTGAGTTCAAATTCACGTTGATCTTTCCGTACTTGTCTTCAAGCTCTGCTCTTAACGCATCTTGCTCTTTCATCACCTGACTAAACATAGCCTGTAGTGAATGAGATTGCGTAGACAATAAACCTAAGTCATGCAAGATTGCACCCTTTTTCTTTTCTTGGTCTTGTAATGATGCTAATTCTTCTTCAGAGATTTTGTTTTCTTTTTTGCTCATAATAATTGTTTTTTAATATTTATAACAAATATAAACTATTTTGCTTTTAAAAGTTCAATCTCTGCTTTAAGCTCTTGAATTGCACCTACTAATAACGGAACAAGTTTAGATTGGTCAATACCTTGATATTCAGGATTGCCTTCTTCATCTACCGCATCCTTTGTGCCTGTAATAGCTTCAGGTACTACTGACTGAACTTCGTGAGCTAGGAATCCATCTATTGTTGTGTCTGAATCTGCAATGAAGTTGAATCTGCTAGGCTTTAACTGAGCAACTCTGTCTAATGCTCCTGTCATATCTACTACGTTCTCTTTTAGTCTGTAGTCTGATGATGTGTTAAAAGATACTGCAGTTGTTCCATTTTGTGCA